TTACTGAATCTGGTTAAACTGCGGTTTTTTCTTTCCTTTTTTTTGAATTTTATCAACTCTGGATCTCATATCCATCAGGAATTGAATTTCCCTTGGTTTCAAAAAACACTGGTTGGACTTCTTCAGGATCCGGTTGATCTCCATTGATTCACCTTTTGACATGAATTCACGATTGTTCTGGCCAATCTCTGGAAAGGACTGAAGGATACTAACCAGCTTCCTCATTTCATCCGGTGTCCCATCAAAGAGGATGCAATCACCTACCGACACCCTAAAGATATCGGTTTTTGCGTTGTGGGTGGTTCTGAGATCAATCTTTTCAACATACACCCTACGAGCTTTTTTTGTTGCGTTAAACATGGTATTTGATTTTAAGATTCAACATTCTGGGTTGTTTCAGCGTGTGCCTGAAAGTTGCCTGATCTCTGAAGGATATCAATGAATGACATCAGTTTACGAATCTCTTTCAGTTCATTCATGTCTGGAATTGACATTTCGCCAAGCGTATCAGGATCCCATTTGAGCATTTCACCGGGTACTTCCTGGGATAAGTTAACCAGGGTAGTAATAGCCCTCTGAAGGCCGGAAAGATCAATCTCATGGTCTCCGACAATTAAGGTGCCTTCATCTACTCTCAAAACAAATTCAGATTTTTTCATAACGCGAATTTTAAGGTTAATAATGTGATGTATTTAATCATGTTTGTTGTGCAAAGATACAATATAAATCAATTATGCAAATATTTTTATGAAATAAAATTGATCTTTAATGTATTTTATTTATTCTGTATTGACTTAATGCGTCTTTTTTGCCTAACTTTGCTAAGGATATTTAAGTCAATAGAAAATGAAAGAAAGAGTAAAACAGATGTGTAAGGAAAGAGGCATAGCCTTGAAAGATCTTGCTGATAGGGTAGGGATTGCAAGGGAATCACTTACAAGAGCACTGGACGGAAATCCTACCCTTTCAACTCTGCAAGGTATTGCGAATGCGCTAAACGTCAATGTTCGAGATCTCTTCGATGTCTCAAAGGACAATGAATTTTCCTGTCCGAATTGCGGGGCCAAGTTGACAATTTCAGCCAAATAACAGGATCTTACAATGGATGACAATACAGTTGCAAGAATCTTTGCCATTGGTTACCAGGCTGGGATTATCGACCTGGCCCATGAACTTGGCTTGATCAGTGAAAACATCACTGAGAAAGCAGCAATCAAACAGTACGGTAAAAAGCAGATCCAGGAATGGAGAGAAAAGCGCTGGATCGTTGGTTATCCAACCGGAAACAAAGAACGCTCAAAAGTCTACTTCAAGAGGTCTGAACTGGAAATTGCTTCCCGAATGCTGGACCTTCAGAATGTGATTCCCCCGACCCGGATTAAACAAATAATTGAGGATTCTAAGAACGTTTGATGAGGTATTATGATAGCCGAAAGGAAATTGCAACCTGCCGGCTATCATTGATCTCTATAACTTTTCCTAAAATCAATTTCTGGCCGGATTCTGTCCCTCTGGAAATTGATCCAATAAATAATTCTCCCATTCTTTTAACATCCCCTTGGATTTAATAAAATCCACCATGCTGGTATAGCGAAAAAGTACATTTTCTGATACGGCATTTGCGAATTTGACCAGATCTAAAATCCTTGACAAATCCTCTATACTTACATATTCTGATTGTTTTTTATCCTCTTCCATGGCAATATTTTATATGGCATTTTTTAAATAACTGTTCATGTTTTTTATTTCTTCACGGATAGTCACCAACTCTTTATTATAGCGGGTATTTGAAGCAATTTCCGCCAAGTGGGTGACGGACTGGTTCATTACATCCAGCTGCTCAATGCCGGTCATATAGCTTTTCTGGGCAAGGTCAGCGATTTGCTTGTTGTATATAAGTGTCTCCTCAGAGATCGGTTTCCCTGCCAGCATCAATTCATACATGCGTTGATCCAGCTCCCTCATTGCATAGAATTGTCCCGCTATCAAGCTGGCAGTATCCTCAGTGATGCCTTTTATCTGGCCCTTCATTCCTTCCGGCCCTAATCCATCAATTCCGAAATTCAGGCCTGGGATTTTTGTGAGTTGGTCCCATAATTCTCTTGATCCGGTTACAAGGTTTTCAAAGAAATCCCTTATTTGCGCGACTTCACTTTCGTTAATCCCATCTTCAGCCATGGCGCTGAAAGATCTCATGTAATCCGCTATTGGTCCCTCTATCAATTGTAATTTTATCGAGTTCAGAACAGCGCGTTTCATCAGGTCCTCAAAGGTGTCTGCAAAATCTTCTGCAGATCTTTTTCCCTGCATAAATCCATCGATTATTGCATCGGCTATGCTATCCCTTGTTGATCCGGTTGCTTTCTGCCAGGTCTCATCATAAAGCTTTCCGAGTTTGTCTATATCCTCTATGAGATTTTGAAGGATAAGCTCCTGATCTTTGGTTAAAACTAAATTGCCCTCTTTCCAATCCCTGATAATTTCATCGATAGTTTTCTTTGAGATTGCCAGAGCTTGTTCCATAAACAATTCATATTCCTGGAATGAAGGCGCCGGGAGCCCAAGGTTTATGAACCAATCTACATATTCAATGTAGCTCATTGCAGCGCCATATGAATCGTCAAAGGCTTTTCTGTTGATGTTAATAGCCTGGGTAAGATCATCCGCCTGTTTCTTTGCTGTCGTGAACCAGGATTCTCCTTTTAGAGCAGCCATCAGCCTGCTTTGTTGCTCAATGGTAAGGTTAATCTTTTCAAGCGTTGTGAGCAGCTTCTCTGTTGACCTGTCATTTCTGGAAATGCTGAAGATTGTACTTATGATCCCGAATGCACCTAATAAACCGCTAAAAATATCTCCACCTTTCGCAAAGCCGGTGAATGCTTTGAGTGCGTTCTCCGCTAACATGGCAAAACTATTTAAGGCCTTGCCCAGTTGAGCGTCAATGTCTCCGGCAATGGACGCAATTTCCCGAAATGCAAAAATTACTCTTTCTGATTCCTGGTCTGCAATGTCGCCTAACTTCTTTTCCAGTTCCAATAAAAACACTTCAATTGATTCCACTTCAGAAGCAGCGGCCTCAGAATTCGCCTTCTTCAAAAGTTGCAATCTTTCCCGGGCAAATTGCTGGTAAATCTGGATCTTCTTTTTCTCAATTACCATTGGATCCGAAAATATGGTATTCTCCAGCTCTGCCCGTCTCAGGGCAATGTCTTGTTCAAAATCCAACTGCATCAAAGCAAATTTGATTCTGATATCATAAAGTTCCTTTTGCCGTGCTTCTTCATTGGCCTTCAACTGTTCAAAATTTCCTGCACTCAATGCCTGTTGGTTGATTTCGGCCCATTTCCTTTCAACTGCTGCAACTTCCAGATCCTGATCAGACATAAAGGTCTCCAGGGCTGCCCTGCGTAATTCGCCAATTCTGACTGAATGGGTTCGCTCTATTTCCTCCTTCCGTTTGGCAGAGTTTTGTTTTACTAAGATCTCTTGCTGATCAAGTTCTGTTTGTAAAGCATCAGGTAATTTTCGTACATATCCGGAATCCGTTTCAGCAAAACCCAGAGATTGGTTATACTGTTTGAGCAATTCCCGGCCACGTTGTTGAATTGCGTTAAGCTCCTGATTCAGTGCCAGGTCAAGTTCACGCAATTGTTTGTCTCTGCCATCCTCCATAATTGCAATCCTGGCGGATTCAGTCCGTGCCTGTTCCTCAATTATCGCATTGTTATACTCCTGGATTGCTTTGAACTTCTCCTGTTCGGCTTTGATCATTTTGGAAGCCTCTTTAACCGATACACCGGTGAGCTTCTGCAATTTGTCCTGAAGGCTTTTAATTGTATCTTCCTGCTGGCTGATTGCTTCATAATTCAATTCTGATCCCTCTTTGCGGAGCCTGTTAAGTTCATTCTCTGCCGTTTTAATTTGCTGCCGGATGTCCTTTATTTCTTGACCTACAAGCCTGCTTGCTGCTGTGTCAGTACTGGAGCTGGAAACATTCAGCAAATTCTTGAATGTGTCAATGAGTGTATTCAGATACTCAACTGGTCCTGATTTCTTCGCCTTAAACTCTGCAAAATCTAAGAATGATTCCTGAAAATCCTTAAAGGCAAAATCTATGGCACCGGTTGACCGGCTAATTTCTGCGACAAATTCCAGATAAACCTTTTCAGCGATTTTAGAATATTCAAGCATTCCGCGCTCAATCTTACCGCCACCTGCTTTAATCTGTTCTTCAACTGCATCATTGATTGCTGTCACAAATTCCGGTAGCCGGTCTGCTCCGTATGTTTCAGAAAAGACTTTGAGAAACTTCCCGAATTCTTTCTGATACTGATTTGATATCTGCGATATTTGTTCAGTAAGCTCCTTCTCTGCTGCCATTACTGAAACCCTGGCAATCATGGCCTCAGTTGCCCTTTTTTGGGCCTGCTCAATATCCTCAATGGTTGACTTTTCGGTTAACAGATTTCCGAGATATTCGCCATACCTGGAATTTACTTTTTTGATTGCTTCAGTTCTCTGCTGGGTGCCCTGTTCCGCTTGTTTCAGGGACCTGAAAAGTGCGTTGAGGCTTGTTACCTCTGAATAGATTGATTTGTTCAGCTCCCGGCTGAATTCAGCGCTTTCCTGCTGTTTTTTCCGGTAAATGGTAAATGCACCTATTAAGGCGGTGATTCCTGCCAAGGCAATTCCGTAAATGCTTGCTTTGGATGAAATATTAAAGGCTTTTTGAGCGGCATCAACGGCAATCAGAGTTTTTCTGAGCTGGTTGTACTTATCAATCATTTCCCCGATCCCTGCCACCTTCTGAGCAACTGAGACGGCAATAAGTGTGCCCTTATAAATTCCGTATGTAGCTACCAGTGCTTTTAGGATATCGACTACCGTTTCATAATTCTCTACAATGGTTTTTGCAGTTGATATGACATTGGCTATACTGCTTTCATTTGCTGCTCCAATGCTATTAAGCATCTTCGCCCAGGCATCCTGCAGGTTACTTATCATGCCGGTTATTGTCGTGGATTGTTTGGCCATAAGGTTTTCAAATTTTCCACCTTCTGAAGCCATGGATTTAAAAGCGTCCTCAACCTCTTTAAAACCGATCCGGCCGGCTGTTACCATTTCAGTAATTTCCTTTTCAGTCTTGTTGAGATTTTTTGCCATTTCTGCAACAATAGGCACACCCATGACCGCGAAATCACGAAGTTCTTTCCCTGTCAATTTCGCCTGCATCCTCACCTGTCCATAATTCAGGATCAACCGTTCAATCGGAATTGAAAGGCCAGCAGAAACGTCACCCAGTGCCCGCATCGTTGGGATTACGTCCTCTGTTGCCGTTCCGTATGCCAGCAACATCTTTGTAGCAGAAGCAACATCTTTAAGTTCAAAGGGTGTTGTACTGGCAAATTCAACCACCTGGGCCATTAAGGCATCCGCTTTCGCTTTGCTGCCTAACATGGTCTCGAGTGCTACCTCCAACTGTTGAAACTCTCCCCGGACGGTAGCTATCTGTCTGGCCAGGTTAGCCCCGAATTGCAGGGTAAAGATTCCGGCAATTGTCCGGCCAAGGTTCTGAAATGAATGGTCAATCTTTCCCGTTTCTTGTTCTGCAGACCGGACAAAGTTTTTTAACTGTTGGTTAATCTTATTGATTTCTTCTTGCATCTGCTTTGCCTGTAGGCTTGCATCAAAAATAATTGCACTCATGATATTGGTATTTTTTAAAGTTTATATCTCTCTTGTATATTCAGTTTCTGAGCATATTTTTTCCATAATCTTTCAAGGTCAACACTTATGAGTTCACCCTGAGAAGTCAGTACATTGTAACCTTTGGATTCAACATAGCTTGCATAATCCATCCCAGCAACAAGAATTAACTGGATTGCACCTATCCGTGGATGGATCTGTTGTAATGCTGTTTTTGCCGCTGCAATGCCTTCAGAATTTCCTTCAAGGTTATGCTGGATAACTACACCATCTTTCAAAATGAAATATCCTATTGAAGATCGTAAGTTGGCAGTTCGATCATGATAGTCACCTTTTGGGAAGGCTCCGGATATGTTCAGACCGTCCCGCGCTTCTTTGACAAACTTTTCACCAACAAAGGCCTGGATCTTTATCAGGTCATTCTCAATTTGCTCAGAAGCCTCTTTTAGTTTCCTGAGAATGTACTGTTCGTTATATCTTCCTTTTAGTGCCATTTTTCAGTTCTATTAAACACAATGTAAGTTATAAGACATCGTTTTACTGATTATCAGGTAGTTACGCATTTAACATAGTTTTTTGCTCTTTTTTTGCTTTTTTCGGCCATTCTGTCAGTATCAATTATTTTCATTAAAGCACTCATTTTCATGCTGATAGCCCTTAGTTGGGGCCAGTCTGCTGTTTCCCGGGAAATTGCCGCTTTCGACATCCGGAAAAGCCTTTGAAACTTTAGTCTTTTACCTCTCATTGTCTGGCAGGATAATGATTGCTTCTGTACACTGTTCAAAATCTCCGATGGAGCATTTCACACCGTTGAGAAAATAATCCTCTCCGGAGCGAATGAGAATTACACCGGATTCTATTATCTGTCCGGCTATAATGTTCACCTCACCGGCCTGGATCCGCTTGATCAGTTCGATCTTTTGCTTTCGATTTAAGTTTTCGAGATTCATCTTTTTGCCTCCTTCTTCATCAATCGGTTAATAATTTCATCCAATACCGGATCTGGCATCCTCTCCAGGGAAAGGTTGATATCTTCCGGGCTGTCGAAACCCAGCATCCTGCAGATCCTTTCTATGGACCAACTTTTCCCATGTAGCTTTAACTCAATCCCATTCCTTCCCTTCTTAATACTTTCAATTGCCTTGGCCTGTTGGTCGGTCAGTTCTTCAAAGCTTTTAAATCGGATCCGGGACCCATTGAAAATCACATAATCCCGGATATCAGAGAAGGCAATACACGCCAGCTCTTCAAGGATGGATTCTTTCTTTATGTCTGATATCTTTTTCAGATCATTCTGAAGTTGCTGCAACCTTACCGCTACATTACCGTTTTTAAGCAATTCTGAGGCCTTTACCACGATAGTGGTGTCTTTCATCCGTTGGCAGTTATAGGCCTGCCTGTATGCCTCAGAGGCGTTCCCAGTGTCCAGATAGACACTGAGAAACCGTTCTTGTTTTGGTGTGATATTGCGCCTCATGATTTTAATTTGTTTATGCCTATAAAAGATTTCGCCGGCTACTTGCTTCATTCCTTCTTTTGGCCATGGCCGCCCCGACTTCGTCATCTGTGGCTCCCACCGGAATGACATCGTGTAATACCGGAGCTGATTTAAGGCTTTCGGCTTTCTTTAGGTTTCCCAGAACGACATCTGAAGTTTTCGCCCCTTGCTTTACGAAGATCCGCCCCGGAATAAATTTCCCTGCAATCTCATCAAACGAAGTGACACCTGGAATGATGTAATTGGCAGGGTGATCCTCTGCATGTTTAACCAGGTTGTTCAGGGATTCACAAAGCATGTTCACCGCTTCCAACCGGTCTATTTCTTCTTTCGTTTCGGCAACTTCCACGAAACGCGTTTCCAGTTTCTCCTTTTCCAGGTCAACGATTTTAACCTGACCGCCTTCTATATTGTAGGCTGTGAAGTGAATGGCATCGCTGATTTGATAACCGCCATAGTAATCATTAAGCGGTTCAAAAGATTGAATTACAGCCGTAAGGTCCGGCAATTCAACCAGGCCACGGTAAAGGTCTCGTTTTAGTCCTGCTGGGGTGTCCGGGAATAATCGATTGAACACGAATGTTTCAAGATTTTCGAGCCTCAAATTTCTTTGGGTACCCTGGGTGTCAATCATACCGGCAATGTCTTTTATGTCGGTAATTTCAATTCCAATTGCGGTAAATGCCTGCACAATGGACTGAAGGGCATTTGCTGCCTTGTTTAAACTTCGGCTCAATTCGCAAATGTTGTAATCGTCTTTAAAAAATACTTGTTTCTTCATGATATCAAAAATTTTAAATTTTTCTATTGGTGTACCTGGGTTGATTAAACCCAGCATGTATTTCTTTTTAAATTGCCTCGCGAGGTTTTGGGCCCGGGCTGATAGATTGCTGGGTTTAACGGAAGTAAAACCATTGTCATAAATAATCTGGTGGATGGTTTTTTTCAGATCTGGAATGATCTCATAAATCTTTTTTTTGGTTAGCTCATCGCCGAGAAGTGATGTGCCGGATTCATGGCACAAAATATTGTGAGTGAACAGCTCCCGTTCAGCCTTGGTGAGCTCCAATGCTTCACCAACTATCCGGATCAATTCCCATTGCTTAAACTGTCGTCCTGCTGTGTCCTGGATCTCATCATCATAATCCTGATCTGGCAAAAGGTGCTCATTTACCGTGATCTTTTGGTTTTTCTGCAACGGTTTGAATTTATTGCGGTATGGCGCTGTCTCAGAGCTGAAATTCAATCTGATCATTTTAAGTACAAAAAAATCCAGCTCCCGATAATCGCCTCCCTGTGCATTGAATAACCTCGTAATTTTCTGTTCCGGCATCAGGATAACGCTCAACAACACCTCATGCAGAACATCATCAGTATGGTCAGAAAGGTTCTGCTGTGACGCATGATAAGCAGCGAAATCGTGCCATCTGTGGTACGCCTGAGCAATGTATTTCCGGATCTCAATCTTCATTCGGTATTCCCGTTTTACTGATTGCCGGATTTAAAAATCTCCGGATCTGGGGAAAACTGTAAATATTCTCCGGAATACTCGACTGTCAGGCAGGTGAAGGGCTGATGTTTAAGATCCCTGCAAATGGAAGGTTTACCCATTTCCCTGGAAAGTTCTTCCATCTGGTTCAGGCTTTTTGCCAAGGTGTTCAATTGCTTAAAGAATCTCACCTTCTCCGGTGTGTCAAGTGGATAGGTGAATAAATCCTCTGCTTTCCTCTTAAACTCATCGTTGAGTGTAACTTTGCCATCTTCAAAAGCAAGATCGCTTACCTGCAGGTTAGAATCATTCCAGGGCAATAATAGCCGCGATTGCAATTCATCATACTTGTTGCCATCAACATAGGCGAAAGAGTTTCCTCCACGACTTCGATAAGCAAGGTCCTTCTCATTCAGGACAAAATTGGTGCCTCCTGAAAGGAACCCAGATGTATGGTCGAGTGTGGGTTCAATACCTTCGCTCCGCAAAAGGGAAAAGAGTTCGTTTACAACTGGCAGAACTCTTTCCGCCTTCTGGATGCGTTCCTCAATTTTTTTTGAATTTTTGATTTTCATTTCATAAATGTTTTATGTGTTCATTATAAAGTATAAAATCTGACTGATTTTGAAGATTTTACCAATAATAATTTTGGATGATCTTGGTTACTTCGACTTCGCTTATTTCTAATCTGGCTGCAATTTCCTTAGCGGCCCAACCCTGTTCATGTAGCTTCATTATGTGCTTAAAGAATGGTGGATTGCTTTCGGCAGCTTTCTTTTCCCAGAACCGGATCATAGAAGCTTTTACCTTTTCGGGATTTTTTTTCCTCCATTCCCTCAAATATCGATTCTTTGCCTCCCTGGCTTCTTTACTCAATTTCATGTTTGCGGAACTTTATAGGTTATTTTTTCTTCTTCCTTGACATCTGGTTTAAATCCGTTATTAACCCACCTGGAAAGTCTTTTTTTTGTGTCCCAGGTTTTTTCCATTTGCCATCTGATTTTGGTTTTTGATTTATTTGGTTCACTCCAATAGTCATAAAATTCGCGAAGTGTTGTTTTATCAAATTCATGAGAGAATGGGATTAGGCTGTCGTAAAATTCTTTTTGAATTTTCGACAAAACACTTATTTCATTATTTTTCTTATTATCATTATTGTTAGGGGGTATATTCGGGTTTCGTTCTGGTAAAGTTTCCGGTTTAGTCCGGGTAAAGTTTTCGGTTTCCATTTGTTGAAATTTCGCCCAATTTACCACTGATAACAGGTGTTTCCTTCGGTTTCCTTTACCCACTATTTTACGGGTAATCATACCATCGTTTTCAAGAAGTTCGAAAAATTTCAAAACAGTAGGTTTTGAGCACCGAAAGAGGGACATCCAGCTCTCAATACTTTTGAATGATTCACCTGGTGAACAATTAAAAAGTTCCCCGTTAATGGGAAATTTTGACGGTGTGTGATTCACATGTAAAAGTATTGTTATCCACCACCTGAAGTGTTTTTCATCCTGCCATATCCAATGGTCAAGAATGGACCGGTGTAAACTTATCCATCCCTTTCCGCTCATACCTCAAATGTTTCATTATACCATTGAAAAAACTCATCAAAGCTCCTGGCAATGACATACATTCCGCCAGCTGCTTCAATCATTCGTTGATATTCTTTTTGTGCCTGGCTCTGCCTGTCGGATCCTATTTTCACCTCAATCTTTACCGATTTACCGGCAATAGTTGCAGAGATGTCGGCAGTGCCCCGGGTTCCGGTGCCTGGGATCCATTTTGTTGATCCAATGGTCCGGTACCGTCCAATAACATCGGTAAAGGTCTTTCTCTGGTCAATAGGTCGACCAGTGTTATTTATCCGTTCGGCCTGGTGTCCTTTAAAGTTCAGAAAATGAATAATACACCTGGTCAGGCCATTGGCTGAATAATCCCGATACTTCCGCGGTGCCAGCCATTGGGGTGGTGTGTCCGGGTATTTCATGCGTGCTGCATCATTGGCCAGCTGTTCAAGTAGTTTAACTGCATGGCTTTTGCGGTAAGGAAGTTTCTTCTTATATTTTATAGTGGAATTATATGGGGTCGGCAGTGGTCGGCCTTTTTTTTTCGCTTTCATGCCTTCACCCTCCTGCCCTTCAGCTTCTTAAAATTGTTTTCAGGGTTCTCCATACTTTCGGTAATCGTGCGACGTCGGCCGGCACTAACCCATTCCAGTAATTCAGCTTTTGAAAAATACAACCTTTTGCCTCGTTTTGAATTGGGGATCTCATGTCGATGGACCAGTCCGTATATGGTAGGAACGGTAAGACTTAAAAGCTCTGCGGCCTGGGATATAGTCAAAAGGTCATCGGCCGGATTCGGAACGTTGACCGCCTGCGAACGAATGGAAATAAGCAAACTCTCAATGTTGCTTAATCTGGCCTCAATAATTTCAAATGGATTGTTCATTTCCTTTTTTATGGCAAAGTAACAGCCATTAAAAAGGTGGCACCGGTGGCGAACGGTGGTGAACGGTGGTTAATTATATGTTTGGTTATATATTTTTTCCAGTTCTTTCAAATCGCTTTCGGCTTCAGTAAAATTATGACCGTTTTCTTTTAGATACTTTATTACCCTTTCCTGGGTGCCTATTCGCTTGCTATCTGCGCTTTTATTGCCAGTTAGGTTTATTCGATCCAATTTTCTTACAAATCTATCGGCTTCGTTGTCTAATTTTTTGTGTGATTTAAGGTCATTGTTAAACTGCTTTAAAATGGTTGGGGCCGTTTTGCTGTCAACCGGAATCCCTATGTAATGACATATCAGTGCAATCTCGGGATGAGATAATCCCTTTCTCTTATTATCTTCATGCGTGGCTTCCTGGATAGCAGTATTTGAATCTTCCGTTTTTCTGAGTGAATCCAGGTAGTTGTTAATCTGCTGGATATGGAAATATTCACGCAAGAAAACTGTTATCTCCAATCTTGCGGCAAAATCAAGGCCGTCAATTAAATCAGAATCATTTTTTGTATCGTATTTTTTCAGCCAGCTATTAACCACATATTCGATCCATATTTCATCTGAATTTTTCATTTTTGAAAATGGATCAATACGTTTCATTTCGACCCAAATATTCCCAATCACGTTTTGGTCAATCTTTTTGTAATGTTCAAAGCGTAATTCTATAAAGTATTTTTCTTTGCCACCAGGGTGCATTTCCGCCATTTGAACATCATGTTCAAAGTCAATTCTTCGTTTATCGTTTGTGGTAAATTCTTCCACTAATCTATTGACAAGGTTTTTTATATTGTTCATGCTTCGTTAGTTAAAAGTTCATCAAATTGTTGGTTAGATCCTTCATCGTATCCGTTTCAAAACCGGCGAAATATCCTTTCGTTGTAGCCATGTCCTTATGATTTAATGCCTGGCTGATCAATTCCAAACTTGCACCGTTTTTAATCGATAGGGTTGCAAAACTGTGTCGGCTCCAATATGTTGAGATTTCTTCTGGTAGTCCGTTGGCTTTTGCCAGCTTTTTTATATGCTGGTTCACGAAACGCACGAAATTCAAACTTTGTCTGAATCTTTCCTGTTCGGTCATGCCCGGTTTATAAATATCGAATATGTAGTTACCGGGTTCTTTTACAGGATTGCCATATTTTTCAATGAATTCCAGCGCGAAGGTGTTCAGGTGTACAACTATTGGGGTTAAACTTTTCTTTGTGGTTCGTTTTGTTTTTTCCCGGTAATATTCAAGGGTTCCGCCCTTCAGATTTTCATATTTCAATCCTGCCATGTCCTTTACATTCATTCCGGCAGTATTGAACAGAAAGTAAAAAAAATCCTTTGCTTTGGCTTGTTCCGGGGTTGCTGGCTGGGCCTCGTAAAGTTTCTTTAACTGATCTCTGGTCAATGCCTTTTTAACTGCTTTGGGTGCTGGTATTTCGTATTTCCGACGGCCAAACGGATAAATGTCCTGTTTTATGATTCCTTCACTTATAGCAGAGTTAAACAGAGATCTGAGCGGCCTCAGAAATATGCCGGTTGTTGTTTGGCTTTTACCCTTTTGAATCATATACCGCTCAAATCCTTCAAGCCATTTAGGGGTAATTTGCCGGTAATACAAAACCTCGGGTTCGGGAGCCTCTTTATTGTCACCCTTTAAATAGTTCTTCAGAGCCTTCATGCTGTAGAGGTAGTTGCTGGCGGTTCCTAACTGATTGTTTACCTTATACGCATTAATCGCCTGTTCATATTGGTAAAATACATTTTCCCGGTTACCGGACTTCATAAACATCAGCTTTTCAAATTCCTCAAAACTAAACGGGGTCAGTGTGGCCGCTGCCTTTTCCGCTGCATCTAAAGAGCTTTGCATTTCGGCCCGTTTGAGTTTTACATTCTCCCGCGGCTTAATGGTTTGCCAGGTGCTTTTAAATTCATCTTCCGTAAATTCAAACTTTGTAGGGTATAACTTTTGTTTGCGCGGCACCCTGGTAAATACATTGAGTTTAACAGGGTATTTATGATTTCGCAGCTCTCTGCGGGTATCCAGATAATACGAAATAAAATATTCCTTTTCCATAACCTAAGAAATTTGCATATAGAACGATTTATTTTAATACCTTTGGATTGCTGTAATGCCTGTATTTACTGTTAAAAGCTAATGAAAAAATTTGCATATAATTTGCATACAAACATATTTAAAAACACAAAATAAACAACTTGTATCACAAAGTAAGTTATCAACAAATTACAGGTTTACAATGATTTAAGCCATTATTACACAACAAAAAAATAATGTATTTTTTGACTGGCAGTCAAAAGGTCATCGGTTCGATTCCGATATTCTCCACCTGATTTTTAAAGGGTTACAAGATTTGTTCTTGTAACCTTTTTCATTTATACACACAAATAAGCTGTGCTTCTTTTATAATTGAATCATCTGCAAATCAATATTTTTTTCATTGAAATCATCTTTCCATTCAAAACTGATTTCGATTTTGTCAGGACAACTATTAAACAGAATCAACATTATTTCGATTCCATTTTGAGGTTTAATATCAATTGGACAAGGATTGTTTAATACATCATATCCGTCATTCTTCGGAATGGTGACATTTACGCTTTTTGCAATTGATTTACCCTTGTTGTAAACTTTAATTAAATCTCTCCCTTTACTGTCTGAGACAACATTTGCCTCAATAATTGCTCTTCTCTCTTCTTCTTTTTCCTTTGCAATTTTCGCTAAATGATATTCATTCAATAAAGAAGACTGTTGCTTTATTTTTTTGTCATGCTTTAAGTAAGTGAAAGCTGAAAATATTAAAGCAAGAGATGATATTATTATCGCTAAAACGTTCATTATCCCTTGAATTTAATGGTTTTGTTTCCCTTCAAGGCATCTCTAAACATCTGGGAAATATCGTCTTTCAAATCTTTAGCTATTTCGTTTTTTGTATCTTCTAGTTCTTGATTTATATTTTCTTGGTTTAATTCGACAAGCTCATCGTACCCACCTTGATATTCTTTTCCGCAGCGATTGCACTTAATCCATGTTTTGTCATCATTAAATTCGAAATCAGTGTCTCCACAGGAGATGCATCGAAGCTGGATGTTTTTATCGTAAGATTTTTTCATAATTAAAGGTTTTTAGTTTCAAATTGGTGTATCAGAATTTTTATTCAGCCTTGTTGGTAACGTGTGGTTAACCAAACTAAAGGTAATGTTATACTTTTCAGTTTAATAGAACGTGCAGACCTGTTGGTCATATTAACCAGATTGTCGATTATGAAAGAATTATTCATTATCCAGTGGACTGTTCTCCAATATCCTGATTGCTTCCCGGTAATTCTCAATCTGAAGCAAATGTTTGTCCGTGAATTTAGTCAGGCCCATCTTTCCCTTGTCTTTCAGCATCTCTAACATCAACACATCTTGATACATTTGATTTAAGACGTTTTCAAGCCTCAATGCGAAATGATCCTTGAAGTAGTGGGTCAATGCAACATCTAAGAGCTTTGCTGCTGAATAAGGGCTTTCTTTTATGAGTTGCCAATATGATTGACGAATAGTTAATCCTACCCGGTAACCATCTGGAGGATTCAAGTTTCTTCTCTGAAGTTGTGTTTTTGTGGTCATATCATTTAATTATGCATTGTTTTACAAATCTACGAAAAAACTAACTGTTTAAAGGGGTTTTTACATGCAAAATCAAGCTATTTTATTAACAATCAGATTCATTCCATTTCATTAATTTATTGATATACAAGGCCTAAATTATATTCTAGGCGAAAATTAAGCGGACAATGTGCATCTAAGTGCAACCCAGATATTATATAAAATCTTAGAATAATCAGAAGCACATAATTTATGCTCACCAAGACATTAAGTATTGATATGATCTGATTTTATTTTCAGCTAATTCGGGTTCTGTTTTTATTATAACTTTCTTTATATCATTTAGATAAATAAAATATTCAACTTTATGAGCAGCCTCTCTGCTGCCAGTACAACAACATAGTTAATTTCCGAGAAGGTGTACTATTCTGTTTCTCCCCCCCAGCCATTTTGTTATTTAAGTGGTGGCTTTCTCTTCAGTACTGTTATAAATGCATCAATTCTTGCCTCGATGTCGGTTTCAGCGAAAGAGTGATTAAGATGTAATTTACTTTCCATTATCCAGAACAACCCATTAAAGTGTCGAAAGTAAGCTCCAGAAAAAGAAGAAGGATCAAGACGCGCAAAACTGCGTTTAGGTTCATTGCCAGGCAT